ATTCAAGGAGCAGCAAAAAAGGGTCATTACCTTTTTCAAAAACCTGATGTAAAGGCAAGATTAGACGCAATTGACCCATCATTATATCGTGATTATTTGGGTATTATGGCAATCAACGATTTTTTATACTTTAGTATGGAACAGATGATTGAAACGATGAGCCAAACAGGACAAGGAGTTGCGGGTAAAGTTGAATTGCAAAACAACGATGATGAAGATGATGGTGGTGAAGAAGGTGGTGAAGAAAAACCTGATACAAAAATTGTTGCAACAGGTTTGATTTTTCCAATTCTTTGTCATGAAATCATTAAAGGTTTGGAAGAAGCTAAAGGTAGGTATGGTTTACCGTCCGACCCTGGTATGAGAGAAAAAGTTATGGGTCAAGTTGACACATTAGAAAACGAACCAATGCAATTACGTATAGGACCTGAAATTGTTGAAAAAATCAGATTCGCACTACCTGACGATATTTTTGACCCTGAATACAAAGGATTAATTAATTGGTTCCATATCGTATTATATCAAATTGAGGCCAAAGAATTCTTGGAAATTATTGGAAACGCCATATCAGAAGACTCAACTAAATTGGCAAAATCTAAAAAACGATTTGAAGAAATTGTTAGAGAGGCTAAGCAAATGAAAGAAGAGTATGACAATTACAAAGAGGAAGAAGATATCGACCCTGACGATGATGATGGACTAGATGATTTTTTAGGTAGTTTAGGCATAAGCAGACCTAAATAACATGTGTGAATAAAGAACAACTGATTATAGAGTTAACGAAGTGTATGAGGAATACTCCTTATGCACTTCGAACTTATTTACAGACATACGATAATACCGTATCAAAATACGTCCCATTAGATTTATTTCCTGACCAAGTTAGTTTAATAGAAGACTACGACAGATACAACGAAAACATTGCATTAAAGTATCGTCAGGCGGGTGTATCGACAGTAACCGCCGCTTGGATATCAAAAAAATTGGCATTTGCTCAAAAGAACAAACCTGAAAAAATTCTTATTATTGCCAACAAGTTAGATACCTCAATGGAGATGGCTAACAAGGTTAGAGGGTTTACTGAACAATGGCCCCCGTGGGTTGGTATTTCATTCTCAAAAGAAAAAAACTCTCAAAGACACTTTAAACTTAACAATAATTGTGAAGTTAAAGCGGTTGCAACATCAAAAGATGCCTTGAGGGGTTATACACCTACCATTCTTGTATTTGATGAGGCGGCGTTTATCGAGGCAGACTCAGATTTCTGGTCAGCCTGTATGGCATCACTATCTACAGGGGGTAAAGTTATTGTTGTATCCACACCAAACGGATATGACCAAATATATTATGAAATCTACGACCAGTCATTAAGAAACATGAACGATTTCAAAATATCTGAGATGTTTTGGTATCGTGACCCAAGATATACAAAAGATTTGTATATGGTTAAAACTAATGACTTGGTTCACTTCTTATTGAATCGTGAAGAATATAGTGATAAAGATATCATTAATTTGTCGATGGACAATCCATACGAAAGAGACCATACCGTTGTAACCGATTATATCGAACAAGGGTACAAACCATGTTCTGCTTGGTTTGAGGGGATGGTTAAAAAGTTGAAGTTTGATAGACGAAAAGTAGCTCAGGAGTTAGAATGTGACTTTTTAGGTTCAGGTGATAATGTATTTGAATCTGACTTGATGCAAGAAATTTCCAAAAACACTTTACGTGACCCACAAGCAAAACTTATGGGAGGGTCTCTGTGGATATTTAAAGAACCTGTAAACGGACATAAGTACGTTATGGGTGTCGATGTATCACGAGGAGACTCCGAGGACTTCTCAAGTATCCAAATCATTGATTTTGATGAAAGAGAACAAGTGTTAGAATATGTTGCCAAAGTTCCACCAGATGTTGTGGCAGAAATTGCTTACAAGTGGGGAACCATGTATAATGCTTACTGTGTAATTGATATTACGGGAGGTATGGGTATTTCTACTGCAAGAAAAATGCAAGAGTTAAGTTACCAAGGTGGTTTATATGTTGATAATGTTGACACCACAAATAAATGGAAGTGGGACCCAAAAATTAATGATAAAATACCTGGTATAAACTTTAACTCAAAAAGAGTTCAAATTATATCAGCATTTGAAGAAAATGTTAGACACGGATTTAAGGTATATTCAAGTAGATTGTATAATGAAATGAATACTTTTATTTATATTAACGGAAGACCCGACCACCAAAAAGGTCATCATGATGACTGTATCATGGGGGTTTCTATGGCCTTATATGTTGCGGAAAAATCATTCCAATCTTTAGAAAAAGTTACTAACCACACTAAAGCGATGATTAATTCGTGGGCAACTAACGTCAATGAAAACAAAAACTCATCAGAATTCTTTAACCCTATGGTTCCTCAAATGGGTAGAGGTAATGGTTTGGGTAACTATGGTGAAGCAACTAAGGCTGATTATCAAAAATATGGATGGTTATTTGGTGCCAAATAAGTATTTATATTATCAAAGTAATTAGTAAGATTGTAATATGAGCGAACAAAATCTAACGGTATGGCAGAGGTTATCCCAAACATTCGGGCCAAATTCATTATTGAAGCAAGATTATCCGACTTTTAAGTTTGATAAAAAAGAACTTCTACGTACCCCAAATCGTGACGATTATGAAAGGGAAAAACTTCAAGCTCAACAAACATTTTATTTAACAAATCAATGGGCTAAAGTTGAAAACAACTTATATTCTCAAGCAATATATTATGAACCATCAAGATTGTCTGCTCAATATGACTATGAGTCTATGGAGTATACACCTGAGATTTCGGCAGCATTAGATATCTATTCTGAAGAATCAACAACAACAAATGAAGATGGTTTTATATTACAAATCTATTCTGAGTCAAAAAGAATTAAATCTGTATTGGCAGATTTATTTAATAATAACTTAGACATTAACACCAACTTACCTATGTGGACAAGAAACACTTGTAAGTATGGCGATAACTTTGTCTATTTAAAATTGGACCCTGAAAAAGGGATTATTGGTTGCCAACAATTACCTACAATTGAAATTGAACGTCATGAGGTTGGTGTAACCGCCAAAATTACTCTTGATATTACACAGGAAAAAGACGAGAACAAAAAGGCACTTCACTTTACTTGGAAGAACAGAAACATGGAATTCCAATCATGGGAAATTGCTCACTTTAGATTATTGGGTGATGACAGAAAACTTCCTTATGGTACATCTATGTTGGAAAAAGCAAGACGTATTTGGAAACAATTATTATTATCTGAAGATGCGATGTTAATTTATCGTACATCAAGAGCTCCAGAAAGAAGAATGTTTAAAGTATTCGTGGGTAACATGAATGATGATGATGTTGAAGCATACGTAAACCGTGTTGCTAACAAGTTTAAAAGAGAACAAGTTGTGGATTCTAAGACAGGAAATGTAGACATGAGATTCAACCAAATGGCTGTTGACCAAGATTACTTTATCCCTGTTCGTGACCCTGCGGCACCAGACCCAATTACAACATTACCTGGAGCAACAAACTTATCAGAGATTGCCGATATTGAATATATCCAAAAGAAATTATTAACCGCACTTCGTGTTCCCAAAGCATTTTTAGGATTTGAAGAAGTTGTTGGAGATGGTAAAAACTTATCACTACAAGATATTCGTTTTGCTCGTACAATCAACAGAATTCAAAAAAGTATGATTGCTGAGTTAAACAAAATTGCAATAGTTCACTTATTCTTATTAGGATTTGAAGACGAATTACAAAACTTTACTTTAGGATTGTCTAATCCATCCACACAAGCTGATTTATTAAAAATTGATGTATGGAAAGAAAAAGTATTATTGTATAAAGATTTGGTTGCAGACCCAGGAAACGGTATTCAACCTACATCATCTACGTGGGCTAAGAAACATATCTTTGGTTGGTCGGATGAAGAAATTAGATTAGATTTACAACAACAAAGAATTGAAAGAGCCGTTGGTGAAGAACTTAAAGCAACCCCTACAGTTATTACCAAGACAGGTTTATTTGATAATATTGACAAGTTATACGGAAGTAATACAGGTGGTACTGCAACTGCCGCAGCAACAACTGGAGGTGAAGACTCAGGTATGGGTGCTCCACCATCAGGAGGAGGTTTTGAAACCGCAGAACCTGCAGGAGCAGAAGCTTCACCAGCAGAAGCTCCACCAGCGGGAGAAGAAACTCCGCCAATCCCTGAAAGTGTTAAAAAAGAAAAAATGAATATCTTATTAGAAAGTGGGTTCGCAGAACAAAATAGATTTTTTAATTTAGACCAAGGTCAAGATTCTTTGGGAGAAATTTCAAAAGAATTAGACAAGTTGTTAAATTCGTAATATTTATATTGAAAACAAACAAAATGACTTTCGGACAAATCAAATCCATAATTGAGAATAATTTATTAGAGTCCTACAGAAATGAACAGGAGTTTAAAAAATTGTTAAGGGAATTCAAACACAATGTTTTGAATAATAAAAACATGTCAAGAATTTATTCTTTATATGACCAATTAACCACACCACAAGGATTATCTGAAAACGATGCCAAAGATTTTCTTGATGAGGGTATTAATTTAATTCAAAAATTATTACCATCAATCAAAATGCCAAAAACGATGAGTGAAAACGTTAATAATAGTTACTCTGACGTTGATGCTCTTATATACACAAACAAGTTAGATTTGATGGAAAGATTAAAATCTAAAAAGAATCTAATCAAAACTTTAACTTCCCCAAAAAAAGAAATGGTTAAAGAAACTATTAACATACCAATTAAATCCATGGTTTCAATTGCAAATCAAACCTTGAATAATTATCTTGATAATCTTAATCAGTCGGCAAAAAAAGAATTCATTCAGTTGATGTCTGAAGATGTTTCTTCTCTTAAAGAAAAGTTTGAACTTTTACGTGAAAACGTGATTGTTAAATTAAATAATATTTTAGATGTAGAGCAAGACTTTGAAGTACAAACAAAATTGTCTGAAACTATAGATAGATTAAAAATTGAAGAGTTCAACCAATTAAATTTCTTTAAGTTAAAAAACTTAGAAGAATCAATTTAATTTAGATTTTAGTTTTTGAATGTAAGAGGCTTTTAATTTTTGTTGTCTCTTAACTACTGAAGGTTTTACAAATTCTTTTTTACCAAACAATATTTGATTTTGTTTAGTTTTAATCACTTTTGACTTTAACGTTTTGAGGGCTTTTTCAATCCCTTCTTTTTTTACATCTACTTTTAACATATAATACAAATATCTTAAGTTTTCTGAAAGTTTTTGACAATACGAATAAAATTTGTTATTTTTTTACAAACAAATAAACGTTGACAATATGAAACTTAATGAAAAAAGGAAAAAGTGTAAAGTTAAATCTCTACAATCCAATTAAATCTGTATACGGAACCGTAGATTCAAAAAATTTGAAATCATTATACATAAACATACAATCATGGGTAACACCAAAATTTGAACACGATAATTGGAATAGAATTGTTTGTAATCTAAGTAGAGATATTAAACATTCAGTATACAACTCCATAAACACAGAATTATTTAAAGAACAAAGTATCGTCGATTTGGACCTAAGAACAAGTGGTATATCACACGGAAAAAAGTCATTTTTAAATTTAGAAGTTAATTTATATACAAATCAAGAGATGGACTTTAAGTCCATAGAAATAAAAAACTCAGTAAAACAAATTATCAAAAACATATTTAAGGAAAACGTAATTCATAATAAATACTTTGAATTTTCACCATCTAAAAACGATTAATATTAAAAAGATACTTATACCATATATTTATCTTAAAAAGAATTCATGAAACAATTAAGAATTTTAGAAGCAAGTGAAGTAGGTCATGGAATATTGGTTGAAACCGATGCTGGTTGGATATCACCAAAAGATGTTCGTAACGCCGAGATGTTGAGAGAAGCGAAAGAATTAGATTATAGAAATCCTTTTGAATTTTATGCGGTATTACAGAAATACGATACACCAAATAGAAATGGAAGATTTTATCCTGAAAGAATATTAAAGAGAGAAGCTGAGAACTATAAAAAGGCAATCGACAAAGGTTTGTCCACTTCAGAGCTTAACCACCCT